GAAACACATGGGAGGATATGGTTTCTAGCATCAGACTTGTTAGATAAATACTACGTAGACTTTCTTAGAAAGAATAAAAGATGGTTAGCATACCTCGAAGAACATTATAATTTTTTGGGTAATTATATTTGTTGTGAAAATAAAATATCAATAAATTGGCTAAAATGGCAAGGATTTAACTTTGTCGAACAACCAACACTTGTCAAAGGTGTAAAAATAATGTATTTCTATAAACAGTTACCAAGTGTAACTAAACAAGGAGTACAACCCATATTAGAAGAACTAGGCCCGATCTGGACAACTGAACTTCCCTAACATGGATAATTGTTTGTTTTTAACTTTAACTTTAGAAGGAGTACATTATGAGTACAACTATAAGTACAGCCTTTATTAAACAGTTTGAAGCTGAAGTACATATGGCATACCAACGTATGGGTTCCAAACTGCGTAATACTGTGCGATCAACCCAGGTAACTGGGAACCAAGCTCGCTTCCAAAAAGTTGGTACTGGCACAGCTGTGTCTAAAAGCAGACACGCTCAAGTCCCAACAATGGATGTAAGCCACTCAACAGTTGATGTAACACTTTCAGATTTCTATGCTGCAGACTATGTCGATAGACTAGATGAACTGAAAACAAACATTGACGAAAGACAAGTCCTAGCTATGTCAGCTTCTGCCGCTCTTGGTAGAAAGACAGACCAACTTATCATTGATGTGTTGGATGCAGGTTCTAACAGCAACAATGTTGTTCATGGATCTACTGGACTTACACTAGCAAAAGCACTAACTGTTTATGAAGCATTTGGTGAAGGGGATGTCCCAGATGATGGACAACGTTATTTTGTTGTATCACCAGCTGGTTGGGCAGACCTACTGCAGATAGATCAATTCTCACGTATGGAATATGTGGGTGAAGCTGATCTACCTTATGCTGGTGGTCTAACAGCCAAAAGATGGCTTGGATTTATGTGGTTCACACATTCTGGTTTATCAATATCTGGCACAACTCGTGATTGCCATGCATTCCACAGAACTGCTGTTGGTGTTGGTATGGGTTCAGATATCCGATCAGAAATTAACTACATTCCAGAAAAAGTCAGTAACCTTATCACATCATATATGTCTATGGGCGCAGTGATGATTGATAACAATGGTGCTATTGAGTGCCAGATCACAGAATAAGAAAGGAGATATAATATGGCTTATTCAGCAAGTGCTTTATTAAAAGTTGCTGGTGGTGCAAGAGGTATCTTCTACTACAGCAGTACTGATGCAATCGGTACTATTGTAGGATCTGGATACTTTAATGATGCAACTAACGAACTAAAGGAGCATGATATTATTTTAGTCGTTGGTGCAACTGGTGGCACAGAAACAGTAGACTTAGTAGTTGTAACAAGTGCAACTGGTGCGGCTACTGTAACCACAACTAACGGTACATAACCATAACGAGTGGGGAGCAATCCCCACTCAACTAAAAGGATAGAACATGTCGTTAAGTAAATTTGATATATGCAATCAAGCACTGGTATTAGTAGGTGCTAATACAATTACAAGCTTTACACAAAATACAACAGAATCAGTTGTAGCCAATCAACTCTATGAAACAACTTTAGAAGATCTGCTTACAAAATGTAGATGGAGGTTTGCTTCAAAGCAGGCACAACTTAGTAAGAACTCGTCAAATCCAGATGCAAGATATGAATCATCTTATGCTTTACCTACAGATGCAGTAATAATACATACAGTAACAGTTGGTGATAATGTAATTATTTATGATAGATATGGGCAAAATTTATTTACTAACACAACTAGTAGTGATACAGTCATAGCTGACTATACCTTTCAACCAAGTGAGAGTATATTCCCACCCTACTTTACAAAGGTGCTGGTCTTTGAACTAGCATCTTTGTTTGCTGGTGCAATCCCTAGAAATGATGATCTTGCAAATTTATATGCAGCAAGAGCAGTTGCACAAATGCAACAAGCTAAATCAATAGATTCACAAGCACAAACAACTAGAAGAGTTAATGTTGATAGGTTTAGAAATGTTCGTACACGATCAGCATTAAATGATATAACTGCTACAACACCTTCGTAGGATAATGTATGCCTACTCAAAGAGTACATCAAGCTAGTTTCCTAAGAGGTGAGTTAGATCCTAATATGGTATCAAGGACTGATCTTGCAGCATATGGTGCTGGATTAAAAAAAGCACGTAATGTAATACCAATAAACCAAGGCGGAATAGAAAGAAGATGTGGTACAGCATTCCGTGCAAACTTAGGTGGACAAAGCAGACTTGAAAGTTTTATCTTTAGTGCAGGTCAAGAGTATATCTTAGCATTCCAAAATACAGTATTGAAGATATATAGTACAGCTGGCGTTCTATTACAGACAATCTCAAGCTGTGATTGGACAACATCACAACTCTTCGAGCTAGATGTAACACAAACTGGTGATACTATGATTGTTGTGCATTCTGGTTTTCATCCACAAGTCATCACAAGAACTGGTGCAACAACTTTTACTGTTACTGATTTTACTTTCGCAACAAGTCAGAATGGTGAGAAAGTATATCAACCTTACTTCAAATTTGCAGATGATACCATAACACTTGACATTGATAGTACAACTAAAGATGCAACTGGTGTTTCTTGTGTTACTTCTACTGATTACTTTACTTCTAGTTATGTAGGTAAACGTATTAGATACCATGGTGTAGAATTACTAATTACTGGTTTTACTAATGCAACGACTGTTACTGCAACACTAAAGGGTGCTGTAAAAATACCTTTAGATGAAGATCCATTACGTACAGCACAAGGCTCTGGTGTGATTGAAGTAACAATGGTACAGCATGGATTTACTACTGGTGCGTCAATAACTATTGCTGGTGCAGAAGATATATTTAATTCATCTGGCTCTGGTTTAGCACAAGGTAATCTCAATGGTACATTTACAATTACAGTAAAAGATGACAATCATTTTACATATACAGCTGGTTCATCTGATACAGCAACAGAATCATTAGATGGTGGTGGTGTAAATATTACAGTTGAGGGCCACCCTCCTACTACACAATGGGATGAGCAAGTAATCTGTGATGTAAATGGGTATCCACAAACTACTGCATTCCATGAACAAAGATTATATTTTGGTGGGACAACTGGTTTACCAGATGGCATACAAGGAAGTAAGATTGGTAACTTTTTTAACTTTGATGTTGGTGAAGCACAAGATGATGAATCTATACAAATACAAATAGCATCAGATCAGATCAATGAAATAAGACATTTAGTATCTGGTAAGAACTTACAAATACTAACTAGCACTGGTGAGTTTTACCTTCGACCACCAGTATCCCAACCAGTAACACCTACTGATATACGTATAGTAAATCAATCTATGTTTGGATCACAATTAAAAGCAAAACCTAGACAGTTTGATAATGCTACTGTCTTTGTGCAGAATAATGGTAGAACAGTACGTGAATATTTATATAGCGAATCAGCAGAAGAATATAGCTCTAATAGTATATCATTACTATCAAGTCATTTGATAAGTAATCCTACGGATACAGCTAAGCTAACATCAGTCCCTGGGCGAACAGAACAATTTTATTATCTTGTAAATGATGATGGTACTATCGCTGCTTTTTTATCTCAAAGAGCTGAAAAAGTAGCTGGTTGGATGCAGTGGAATACAGATGGTAATTATGAATCTGTAACAGCAACAACAACTGATGTATATGTAGCAGTAGCAAGGACAATCAATAGTGCAACTGTATATGCACTAGAACAATACAGCGATGATGCATTTGATCTGCCAACTGATTATACTACATCTAAAACAATATCTGGTAGTTACCAACCACATGGCAGTCCATTAACTAATGGTTCACATTCATCTACAACTACATTTATAGCAGATGGTTTTACTAATGCTCCTAGTATTGGTGAGACTTTTCAGTTTGGTGGTAGTGGTACTACCTATACTATAAATTCTGTAT